TAAGAAAGCGGCTATCTTGATAGCCAAGATCAGAGAACAAAGAGACTTTATACTGAAAAGATAAAAGACACGCCCTGTATTTGCGTACTGGGAGTACTGTACGTACCGTGTACTGTAAGACACGCCCTGTACTAACTACCCACGTGTACACGGGGTGAGTAGGGGTTGGGTTTTAGTGTTTAGCGTTCTTAAACCTCCGCTGCAAGAACTATATGAGTGCGGCAGACCACTCCGGGTTTCATAGTTTGCAGCCGCGTAGCGGCTGCAAACTATAAACCTGGGAGTGGTCGTACTGACACGGCCGTGCGGTACTGAAAGAGGCACGCCCGTAACCGACATCCAGTCAATATAAATTTGGGATTAAGGTCCTTGCCAGTATTACCAAGGACCTTAATCCCAAATCCCAAATTCAAAATGGCTACTCAAGGGAAGCGTTGGTGTTTCACGTTGAACAACTATACGGACGAGCTGGAAGCTTCGCTGGAAGCACAGGACTGTACGTACCTAGTGTATGGGTACGAGAGGGCCCCGGTCACGGGGACTGCACACCTTCAGGGGTTCATCATCTTCAAGAAGAACATGCGTTTGACCGCGGTCAAGAAGCTTCTGGCAACTGCTCACTGGGAGCTGGCACGTGGCAGCAACCAGCAAGCAGCTGACTACTGCAAGGGGCTCACTGAAGACAAGGAGCCCAACACCATAGTGGAGCGTGGTGAGATGCCTGCCGAGAAGGGGGAGGGAGAGAAGGAACGCTGGGCAGCAGCCAAGCGTGCCTGCATATCAGGGAACCTGGAGGAGATCCCTGATGACATCTTCATGAGGTACTACAGAACCTGTAAGGAGATCAAGAAGGACTACATGTCTAAGCCTGATGATGTTGCTGATGTGACTGGTGTTTGGTATCATGGCCCTCCTGGTTGTGGGAAGAGTCACACTGCACGTGTTGACTATCCTAATGCATACATGAAGATGCAGAACAAGTGGTGGGATGGTTACCAGGGAGAGGAGTCTGTGATCCTGGATGACTTTGACTGCAAGGAGTTAGGCCACCACATTAAGATCTGGGCTGACAGGTACAGCTTCCTGGCAGAGACCAAGGGAGGGGCTATTAACATCAGGCCCAAGAAGTTTATCATCACCAGCAACTACCTGCCAGGTGCTTTGTGGGATGATGCTGTACTGTGTAGTGCTGTACTGCGGCGGTTCACGTTTGTTGAGATGCAGCAGAGGCAGGCCCAGTAGGCTATATAAGGAGGAATCTGTTGTAACAAGCATTATGTTTCTAACATGCCCAAGCGAGGATATAGACGAAGATATGGAGCTCTGGCAGGCCTTAGCTTTGCTGGAGGTCTTGCTAAGCAGGCTTACAGATCTGCTAAGAGATATGCTGGGAAGAAAAGGAAAGGTTCCAGCCTGGCTAGAAGGCCAATGAAGAGGACTAGGGGGAAGAGTGAGACAAGGACCAAGTACAAGAAGCGTAGGACAGCTACTGTGTACGCCGGCAATGAACTTAACAAGAGCAGGAGGAAGATTTCTATGGGAAGGAAGACAGTAAAGAAGCAATTGTACTGTGCATCCAAGTATTTGATACAGAGGTGCCAAGGACTCACTCAGTTTGATACAAATTCTGGGTTTAACCGGCTGAGCCAGACATACAAGCCTGGAGAGTCACCATTGTGGCTACCTATCCATGTGTTTGATCTGACATCCTATGACAACATAATTAATGGAGGTTATACAAGGGCAACATTTGGTAATCGGTATGGCTGGGCTGACAGTTCATCTTCAGCTCTTGTTCAACGGAGTCAGCTACAAGGATCAGCACCTGATGGGAACACAGCTCAACCATTTTGGGAAGATGAAGATGGTAGTGCAGTTACTGAGCCTATGACTAAAGTTATGTCAGAGTGGTTTGACATTAGGTTTAATTTGTATGGTGCCAGGAAGCGCACCACTACATTCACTATATCAATGGTGCAGTGTCCAGATGATTTTAGTAATTTATTTAGTGGGGCAGCAGGCAATGGAGAACTAAAGCAGCTTCTACAGTACATTGAGAGGCCTCTTTTGTTTAATAATTTGCAGACTGGTCTTAGTGATGTAGCTAAGAAGCTTAAGGTGATTAAGCGGTGGTCTTATGTAGTAGCACCTACCACTACTATTGACTTGAACACAACCACTGGGAAGATTCAGGAGGTTAAGTTGTTTGTTAAGCACAATCAGGTTTACAATTTAGATTGGAAGAACAGTACTGCAATTCTTCCTCATGTTCTAGCTGAGGATGGCATGGATTTTAATCAGGACCTGGGTGGTGTCAGGCAGCATCCAATTAACAAGAAGCGTACTTTCCTTATGGTTACTGCTTTTTGTCCTGAGACTACACCTACTGCTGGTGGTTTTGAGACTCCTGCAGCTGCAGCTTTGATTGATGGCAGTGCAGGCACTCCTATTGTTGCAAATGTTGAGCCTAGTTATGATTTTTTGATTAGGCGTAAGATATCTGTGATGTAACAAGAGCCCTGTCAATAGCATCAGTATTTACAACAGCATGGGCAACCCCAGTCATGCTCTAGTCTAGATCTTCGTCACAGTAGAACTCCAGCTCCTCGTCAGCGTACAGGGAGAAGAGCTTGCGCTTGCATCCAGCGAAAGTAGACTCGTAGCGAAGCTGTAAGAACACCTTCTCATCATAGACGTAGAGACGGACGCGAAGGGGAACCTGTAGCTCCATCTCCAGGCGGCCAGTGCGGCTGGAAGTCTTGGGGAAGGGCGGAGTCTCGGTTGGGCTGGACATTGTTAATAAGAAAGCGGCTATCTTGATAGCCAAGATCAGAGAACAAAGAGACTTTATACTGAAAAGATAAAAGACACGCCCTGTATTTGCGTACTGGGAGTACTGTACGTACCGTGTACTGTAAGAC